CCTGTACCACATGGAAGTACAGTTGTACTATCAATACAAATGTTTTCAAACATTGCTTGCCACTCAGTCAAAGATCCAAGTAGCGCAAGATAATCACAAAGCTTTTGTTCTAAATTAGTAAATGCTGTTGTTATTGGAAGTACTTGACCTGGTGCTGAACCACTTAAACATTGTGTTGTTATTGTTGTTGTAGTTCCACCACCGCCACCACCGCCACCAATAGCAGCTTCAAGAATAGTTACCCTTGTATTGAGAGATGTAATAACAGTATTAATACTTGCTACATCTAGTAATATTTGACAAATTATTGATGCCAAATATTCAACATAATCATCAAGACGTAAAGCTGTCACCTCATCACCTTCACTATCAGTGTACCAAATACATTCTGGTAAATTGATTATTGGCAATGTACCATCACCTGGTGTTGGAGTAACATCTGATTCTTCATCATTACACGCATTAGATATTAATAACTGTAATGTTTCTAAAATAGTTTTTGGTGGACATTGTCCATCTGCAAGTAAACACTCAAAATCAAGTGTTGTTACATCAAGTACGTTTTCTGTAATATCACATAATATTACTGCAAGTTGATATACAACTTCCTCTATTGTATCGCCTTTACACAAGTCTATACAAGGAATGTCTGGTCCATTCCACACAACACAAGAAGAAGATATAGGCATGCACCCATCTTTCTTGTACTTGTCTAATTTTGATGATAATGGCTTCATTTACAATGTGTTAATTTGTTCTTCAAGTTTTTCAAAACTACAGCAACAATCAAATGTTAAATTGCAGTCTTTACGTTCTAACCCTCTTTCATAAAGAGCTTTCATCTCAAATGCATAATCAGGATCTAAGCGTTTTTTACAACCCTTTAAACCATAGCGATCTTGATTAAACTCTTGATATAAAGAGTCTGCAAATAATTCGTTTATGTGTACTTTAGCACTCATTATCTTTTAGGATAATAATTTTTTGGTATGTCCCATATGTGTTGCGTATTCTCAGGTGTGGCATTTGGCCTTAATGAGTTTTCATATGCAGAAACACAATTGTTGCATACTGATTTTCCATTGCTTGCAATTTTTTGTTGACAACCACAAGTAAGTTTAGTTCCACAATTTTGGCATTTCATTTTCTTCTGTTTTTATCTACATGTTATACAACAACCCATGATATATTTGTCAAGTAGTTTGTTAGCATAAGCAAGCATTTCAACACCTTGCGCAGGCGCATGACAATATTCAACTTTTGCTTTTGCTGCATCAATTAACATTTTTATATATCTAAGGTCAATTAGTTTCTGTCTTTCTTCTGAAGCTGGCTCACACTCTTGCAAATGTAATTTACAAATTTCTCCATAGTATCTGTTCACTGTCAATGTTGTTCTCAAATGATAATATTTTACATATGAGACTTCATTTGGAGATACACTGTATCTGATTGTATATAAACCATCAGGTAATGGTGAACCAGTAGGACAATCAATACCCAAATCAGTAGCATCAAATACTGCACAAAAATTTGGAGTTAGTCCTGTTGTAATATAGATTGGTTGGTTTGTTCCTGGTAACGTTATATCAAGCTGCTGACACTCAATTGGTAACAATGTAGTGTTAGCATATATTGATGTATCTACAACTCTGAGAACGTTCTCACAAGCTGTTTCAGGTACATCTAATTGTAAAATATGTTTTATTGCCATAGTCCCAGGTTTTGAAAAATACCTCTCAGTAAAATTTAAGAAATTTTTTTTAAAGATACAACAAAAAAGAAAAAAGAAGAGCATGACACCCTTCTTTTTCTTTCTGTTTATAGTAGTAGACGTATGATTACGCAACAACTTGTAAAGCAACACCTGCTTGAGCAGAAGCTAACCAAGTATTCCACCAAGTTTGGAATGCATTTAAGCTTGTTAATGTTGCACCAGCAGCAGTTGTGTAAGAAGGAACCACAATCTTAACTAAGTACTGATCGTTGTCAAATACTCCAGTTGGGTTGTTCTTACGTGGAATGCTGTGTAACAAGTAGTATACACTATATCTGTTACCACGAACGATCTCTGGTCCACCAGAATTACTAGTACCCAAAGTAGTATCGTTCATAACTTCACGCAAACGTGGATCATCATACCAAGGCTCTTGTTGGTAACGTTTAGCCAAGATTAACTCACGAACTAAAGTTTCACCAAAACCTTTACCTTGTCTTGCTTCTTGAATTTCAGCAACTGTAAAACAAGAAACTACACATGGATCACCATTTCCTGGGTTGATGTCATTTGAGTTATTTGAATATGATGCTATAGAAGCATAAATCAAAATAGGCTCAGTTTCAAAATGATCTTTAGGACTGAATGAACAATCACCAAATACAGTGTCAACGTATGCACCAACAATGTCCAAGCAAGAATCTACCAACAATGCACCAGCACCTGTTGCAGGAACATATGTTGCAGTTGTTGTAGTTCTGTAAAATTTAATTGCAGTACCAGCAGCAATCGCAGCAGGTAAAACAAATGGAGAACCATTTGCATTTACAAGAGGAATAGTAGTACCAGTTGTATATGTAGAAGCTACATAAGCTGTAAATCCACCAACTTTAACTTTATTACCAGCTTGAATTGCAGTAGCACCAGTACCTGCAGAAACTACAGTTACTTGAGATGCACCAAGAGTACCAGTTGCAGTAGTACTCAATGCAGTTTTAACCCAAACAATACCTTGTACAAATTGATTCAAGAATGGTGTTGAATTGTTTCCTGAAGATACACTATTGATTTGATCAGCCCATTGTAGTAAAACTACAGTTGGATCAACCTTGTCAGGAGTAGTGTTTGCACCAGAAAAAGTACAACATCCTGTGTAAGCACTAAGAGTTTGGTATAAATTGTGAGTTAAGAAACGCAATGCAGGAGAACCTTTGATATCCAAACGTAAGTCATACATTGTATCGCACTCAAGACCACAGTTTACTTGACAAACTTCAAGTACTTCATTTACAGGAGCAGCAGGGTCAGTTCTATAAAAAGAACTTACAAACTTAGCATTGATACCTTTTGATTTTACAGTTTCCTTGTAACCACCATGGAAAGGACCAATTTTGTCATTTGTATGAAAACTACCTTGAGCCAAGTATACTTGAGTATACTGACCAACAGCAGTACCAAATGCAGGAGCAACAGCTGGGTCAACAGGAACGTTTGTCAAAGCATTGACAATTGCAACTTGACCAGCAGCGATAGCTACTGTTGAAGCAGGGGTAGAACCACCGCTTGGGAATGGAACAGGTGTAGCACCACCTGCAGGGTGCGTGGCAGATAACATTTTCTGAAACGCATGTGGAAAATAAGCCATAACAATTAAAATTTAAAAATTAAACAAAAAAAACAATTAACAATTTACTTCAAAAATTTGAGTTTATATTTTGCAGAGTTCAATGTAGACTTGACGTTATCAAGGTCATTTACTATTTCGCTGTAAGGCATCATAGCTTGTACTTCATTGACTTCACTAATAAGTTCTCGTATATAAGATAATGCATCTTCAACAGATTTGCAAACTTTTTTTGAATTTTCTTCTTCATGTGAACATTCAACAATTCTTTCTACTGCTCCTTGGTATCCTTCAATCAATGTGTCAGCATGATCAGGAAGTGCTTCATAAAGTTCTTTCAGAGCTAAATGAGCAGCAAAAGAACCAAGATCTTTCACTTGTAAATGCAACTTATGAAAACAGGTTGCTGCACACATAAGTTCATATCCTAATTCTGCAACTTCGTGGTCTAAAGGATACTCAGAATTATGATAACTTTCTGAATCTCCTGCGCCACTCTTAAGCGGTCTTCTTTTTAACATGTATGATCCTGCAAAATCCATTATATTTATATTTAGTCATTCATAATTTCATTCTGTTGTGCTCTTTGCATTTGGTTGAATGATTCAATATCACCACCCAAAATTGCAACTGTATTATCAATCATAAGCTCAACAACATCGTCTTTAAATTCACAAGTAACATCAGAAGGAGAAGGTTGTCCAGTAGAAGGATTTATACATCCTGCAAACTGTACTATTCTAGGTTTTCTGTAATATGTCAAAGATGGATCCACAATATCAAATTCATTGTTTGTATATATGCGTATCCTATTGCTTTGCATTGTACAAAAGGTTTCACCCCACTCCCAACTTGGCTTTTTAAAATCATCAGATAAAAGATTATCAACATCTGCTGCTTCATCAAGATACACTGTTATTGCTCTTGGTGGACAACAATCTTTTTCACCTTTTATTGTAACACGTTTAAAGTACAAGTAATCTGCTGGTAATAACTGAGTCTCATAAAACAAATCCTTCTTATTTGCAGTAACATCAGTTGTCAAAAGAATGTTTTGCACATCATCAATTTGCATTTTAGATGACTCATCAGAATCTGTATGGTTAGGACTAATGTGAATTTGTCTTCTAACCCATTCAAGTTGAGCTTTGTTAAATGCTTCAGCAATTTGCCAACATTCAATGTTGTCATAGTCAAATGAAGCGAGTTTGTTCAAACGCTCATAAATCTTGATTCTGAGAAGATTATTATCCATTAGTTATTCCAGTGTTGTTCTACATTTCTTGTCAAATCCATAAGAATCTCTTCGTTTAGAGGATTCTTTAAATACTCAGCTACCTCAGCTGGTGTTTTTCCAAGCATTGCTCCACTTGCCATATGGTAAATGTTACCATCACCACGTGTTGCAATAATCTTGTAATAGTTTGCATCTTTCACCATAGAACGCAGTTTCAATGTTTCCATATCATAACCGCTTACTTCTAAGAATCTTGACGCAGTCTTCTTTTTATCTTTATCAACAGATTCACCGTTGATATATTTGTCCATGTTATCGTACAATACATCATTTGGTGTAGACTTTCTGTATTGTGTTGAGTTGCTATCAATAATTTTACAAATCAAGAACAACTTGTTAGTATTCTTGTCATAAAGTTTTTGAAGTTCAGCCAACGCTTTATTGCGAAGTTTTTTAACTTCAGTCTTGATAGTAACTGTTTCTTCAAACTTGTCAAGATAGAACTTGTGTGTTGGACTTGTTCTAGCATGCTCAAGTGACTTTGCTACTAAAGAAAATCCACCTGCCTGTATTGCTCTTAACTTGATAAGATCATATGGATCAAGTGTTGGATCTAAGAAAATTGGATCATTACCCATTCTCAAAACAATCTTTTCCCAAAACTCAGAATTGTCTGGTCTAAGTAATTTCACTTTGTTCCAAAACTCTGAATCTTTTGGATCAAGAATGTTAGATGCTAATTCTTTTTCCAATTGAGCAACTGTTGCTCTTATCTCCTTAATCGCAGCTTCACGTTCATCTTCTGGTAAGCTTTTGATTTCAGGAGCAAACTCATTCAAACCTGTTACATATCTTTTAATTCCATTGAATTCCAAGCACGCAACAACTTCTTCATGAACAACGCCTTCAAACACAGCCATTTCATATTTTTCCAGTCCCATATTTGACACTGAACCATTTACAAAAGGCTTGATTGATACTGAACTTGTTCGCTTCAGTCCTCTGTCTTTTTCAACTACAGTCATGTTTTCCATTTTCTTTTTTGTTTTAAGGTTTTTCTTTCTTCTTTTTACAACATTGGTTTCACATTTCTGCTACTCAGCTCTCAAACCACGTCACGGTTGTTGTTCTTGAGAGTACCAAAAGGGAGCTAGTCCCTCTTGGCGTGCTTCCATCAGATGTAAATCTGATCTTGAGGAGGTGGAGCGTCTTAGAATGAGCCTCCAGTCACTGGATTTCTCATAACTATCTTCAACACTTTAGTTGGATCTTTAACCCAGATAGATGGCATTGTTTGAGACATCATCACACGGTATCCATTAAAGTTTCCAGAAGACTGGAATCCTTGTGAACGTCCCATGTAGTCCATAGTACCATTTTGGTAGAACCACTTCAACTCACTATCCCACTTCAATTTCAACAAGAAGATGTTGTCATTTGTGTTATCAGTGATGTCAAAGATAATAAAGTTGTAAGAAGATAATGGATAACCATCAATGATTGGGTTTTCAATATCGTTAGTGTGAACATTGTCAAATGCAGGGTTCAATACAAACTTCACATTAGCCAAGAAAGGAATTGTGTAGCTTGTAAATGCGAATCCAAAGTTCAAGTCCATTGAGTTGCTACCAGAGATTGCACCAACACCTGATTGATCCATGTTGACAGTAAGACCTGTACCAAACGCCTCTTTTTTGATTTGTTGGTTGATCATTTTCATACCTGCCATACCTGTTTGTACAATCAAGTTACGTTGTGGATCTGGACCTTTGAACTCAACTTTTCCATTGTAGAAGTTGAAGATCTCAGAGCGGAACAAGTCAAGAGTAAATCCTGATTTATTGTAGATTCTCTTGTAAGAGTTATCTAACTGTGCCCAAAGTCCAACAGACAATCTCATATCATCTGGACCATCTTGCTTGATGCGTCCTCCTTGTCCCCACATTAGGTAAGTTTCAATGTCAGTTGCAATCTTAGTTAAGTGTGCAGCTTCCATTTTAGTCAAGAATGAACGTGTCAATGAACCATTGTCATATGCTTTCTTGATATATTCTTTACCCATAACTGCCAACATTTGGTCAATGTTTGCAATAGAAGGATCCAAGTTTTTGTCAAATGTTCTCCAGATCTCAGTTACAGGAACTGAACCATCTGCGTTAAGACCACCTTTCATCATCATCTCTGCGCGAGAAGATACTGAATAGTGTACGTGAGCTTCAGCACCACCAACAAAGTTGTAGTACTCACGGTATCCATTTGTCAATTCACCAATGTCAGAGAATCTTTCACCATACTCACCACGAGCAGAACCTTTTCTAAAGAATTTAGTTCCTGGTTTCAAGTATTTATGATCCAAAGATGCATTGTTGTTATTGTTAACCAACTGAACTGTGTAGATGTAACCATCTGCAGAAGGAAGAATATCATCAGCAGTGATGTATAATTCCAATCCACGATACTTGTCATAAGTGATAATATCACCATGACCAAATACTCGTCTGTTCAATTTGATTTTGAAGTTAGTACCATCTTGTCCAAGAATAGCAGCTGCTGGCTCAATATCCTCAGTTACATAAGGAAGGTCTTGCACAATTGGAGTTTGCCACTTGTACTCGCCACGTGGTGTATCTACCAAGATTGTGTTTTTACCTCCAAATGAAGACATTTGGTAAAGAGGCATTTCTACTTTTTGAGACATAGCCCAAAGATCAACAGGACCTAAATCCATAGGTTCTGCAGACTTCAGCATGTTTACGAGGTGGTATGAATCCAAGTGAGACGAAACTTTATAGCTTGTGTCTCTCAGAAACAGACCGTTGTTTAAAACTGGTGTTGCCATTTGTTGTTGTATTTAGAGTTAATAAATTAGTTATCTAGCAAAAATATTACGTGGTTTTTTCAAAGAAGGTCTTGAAGGCTGTGTGTCTTTATCATCAACTACTGTAGATGACAACCTTCTTGCCTCTTCAGTTTTTAATTTCTTCACAGTTTCCTGAGTTGCTTCACTTCGTCCTTGCTTTCTTATCTGCTCTTTGTAATCATCTGGATCTGACAATAACCACAATGTTTCTGCGATTAAATCATATCTTGGTTTTTCACTGAACTGATATTCTTCAAGTAATCTGCCTAAAAGATTTGTTGGTTTTCCTTGTAAACTTTGATACTTTAACGTTGTAAGTTCTTCCCATAAAAACTTTTGACGTTTGTTATCAACCTTCACACCATTCAAATCTCCTGGCTTTAAAGTATTGTAGATGTTTTCCATGTACAATTCTTTTTGTTGTTGCTGTTGTATTTTAAACTGCTCTTGTTGAGCAAGTTTAGCCTGCAACACTTGAGCCTGCATGTCATCTAATTTTGGTTTAAATTGGTTAGCACGTTTGGTAATTGTACCATTGTTAACCCATTCTTCAATTTGGTCCTCAATCAATGCTTGATCACCATTTCCAAAATTAGTAGCATATAGGTACTGACGAACAATAATCTCTTGATGCTCATCATTTGAAGGATCTAAAGAACGTTGCTCTTCTACTTGAGCCAATGCTCTGAACAATCCTTTCATATCCTTACCACCTTTTGCTACATACTCAGCTGCATATTGCAACTCATTAGGTAATGCTTCAAAGAACTCTTTTGGAGTTTGCTCACGTATAGCTCTCTCCTTTTCTTCTAAATTGGCTTGGATTAATTCTTTCCAGTCCTTAATAGAATATTCATCCATTGGTTTGTCATCTTCAAAACCCATAAGGACACCCTCATCAATAAGTTTTGAGAATGTTTCTACCATTCCACTTTTATCAATCTTTTTGCGTCCAGCTTTTGATGCATCATCTGAATCTTCAAAAGCTAATGCATCATCTAATTCAGAAAGAGCACTGTCTACTTCTTCCTTGGTTACTTTTGGTGTTTTATCGTCATTGTCTTTGTCAATAAAACTTAAGTCAACTGGCTTATCATTTTTTGAGAAGATTGTTTTGTTGTCATCTTCTTCTGATGTTACCACGCTATCTGCACCAGGAAGGGGCAAAAAGTCATCAATACTTTCAATTGTTACTGAACTCACGTCTTGAGGTTCAGTTGTTGTTTTTGTTGTATCTTCCATACTGTTTGTTTTTCTGTGGTTTTTCTTCTTTCTTCAATATTAATTTAGCAAATAAACTTCAAAAATTTAAACTAGCAATGCACCCTACTTAAAGTTTTTTGCACTATATGGCTATACTATTTTTTTTTGTCATATTTGTTTTTGTTGACAAGAGTAATTTGTACTTGTTTATCTGCAATTTCTTTGCGCGCTTGTATTTCTTGACGCTGTAAATCATTCTTAGTTTGATTCTCAATCATTCTATTGGTTTCACGTGTTTCTGCCATTGACTGATCACGATCTTTTGCTCTACGTTTGTCAAGATATTCTAGTGTATCAATATAGTCTGTTTGCTGATTTAAGTTTTGATCTTTCATACCAGTATAACCTGCTGCACGAATTTCAGCAATCTGAATTTCAGCTTCTCTATCAAGTTGTGCCTGTTCTGCTTTAAATTTAAGTTCAGCCTCTTGTCTTGCATTCTCACCTTCCTGACGAGCTTTCTCAGTTTCAGATTGAGCTTGCATTTGTTGTTGTTGCTGACTTTGTACTTTTTCTTCAACAGCTTTCAATGTATGAGTGATTTCAGCAAGTGAATCTGCTTTAATCAAGTTACCTAAGTCATATATAGAAGCGCCAGATGTATTGTTATTAAGAGCAAGTTGTCTAATTTGCTCCATTATCTGTCTTTGATTTACTTTGGTAGAAATGAAAATGTTCAACTCTCTTGCTAAAAGTTCTGTACCATTTATTTCAAAGTTTACCTTTTCATCTAAAGTGGTCATATATTGAAGTCTTAGGCTTGGCTTAGTTGAGTGATAATACTGAGCTAAGTCTGTACGCATCTGATGTACACGTGGCATAAGGTATTCTGAGTGTTGTACAAAGTACATTTCTGTTTGAGAATAACTTTGGTTTATTGCTTGCTCTATGCCTTGTGCAGTTTCTTGAGCATTGACAGCTCCCATACGCTGAGGTGATATACCTATAGTGTCAAAACACTGTTGTTTAAAGTGGTTTGCCAATTGTATTCTTGACATCAAACGTTGAGTCTGTTCAAGATTCAGTACCTGATAATGTTGGAAGTTTAATGCATTTTCTGTATTTGTAATTGAAGTATCCAATGGTAAAATGCCAAAGTTTTTCATTGCTACATATGCTTTTCCAAAATTACCATGGCCCCAGTCTTCGCCAGCAGAATGACGTGGTAATGCATTTTGATCTAATAAGATAACAGTACCTAACTCATCAATAAGGATATCAGCTATCTGATTGTTAACCAGATTATAACCAATTTGATATGGTTTCATCTTATCAACCAGTGATCGTGATTTTGTATTTCTATCTGAGTATACTGCTCCTTCAACAGGGAGTTTGCAACCATATAATGTAAAGTCACCTTTAAATTGAAACTTTGTAGGTGCTACATTTAAGTATATTGGAGAGAAGTTTAGATTATCTGTATTACCATAAAATGTTGGTCTATTAGGTCCTATTTTTACACCACCCCAAGTTTGATTAATCCAAATCCAGTCAACATGCTCACCAAGTATGAGTGTTTCGCGAGATTTTCTTTTAATGACTGTTGTGTCATAAACTGGTTTCTCAGTGACTTTATAATTCTCATCAACTATCATGTCAACAAGCATACCCATCTCATCTATTCTTGTTAAATGCCCAACCATTCTCTGAGACTTCCAATAACCTGTTGTTACGCGTAGAAGACCTGTATTATCAAAGTCCATAAGGTCTTCTGACTCAGCAAGAATCTTTAATATAATATCATCACCAGTGCTATTAACAGTATCTCTGTATGATGTGAATTGACGCATTCCTAATGAAGGACCATCAACATTCCATTCATGCGAGCGCGTAGCATCGTAGAATGAACCATCATTTTGAACTCCAGGTAAAATGTATCCAGCAGATTTTACAGGGTATATTGCTTCAAGACTTTTTAATTGCTCACCAGTCATTTGATATCCATACTTATCAATAACATCAGCAGGCGTCATCAAATCAATTTTACCTGCCCAGTTTGATTGAGAAATATAACGTGCTCCAGGAGATTTGTGGTAGAACGTAATAACAGGATTCCAAACTTCAAGTTCATAGTCATCTTCTAACATGTTATAATGCCAAAACTCTCTATCTGCAATCAAACTATCTCTAAAAGCAAGTGTTTCAAGTTCTTTCATGTTAAAACGTTCTTCATCAACATTATGCTGATGACCTGCCCATTCTTCTACTAATGACTTGTAGTTCTTTTTAAAAAACTCTTCTATCTCTGGAAGACTTTTGATGGCTTCAGGAGAACTCATTTGTTGGATTTGTTGAGCATGCTCTTCATTGTTTGGATCAAGACCCATGCTATCAATCTTTGCTTTCATTTTCATTTCAGCACTTGCCAAAAGTGATTCTTCAAGCATTGCTCTTTTCTGTTCAAGCATTTCGTTGTATGATGTATCATCTACTGATCTGTACATGATTTTATCATTACGCTTTGCAAACTCACCTACCATAACATTGATAACGTTTGGTATTATAGGAAAGAACTTTAATTCAAATGCTGATGTATCTTCTTTTGTTAGAACATCAATAAGTTCTGCCATGTCGTTATCTTCCTCAACAATGTAATCTGTCTTGTCAATAATACCATTAGCCAACTTATAGTTTTTTAGCAATCTTCTTGCGTTTCTGCGTATTTGTTTAAGACCTTGCATCTCATACCAGTCCATGTTCCAAGCACCCCATGCTTCGTCTTTGTCTTGTGCTCTTAAAAATTGTACAGGTTGAGTAAACGTACCCATCTTGTTGACGTCAGCTTTTGCCCCATTCTTAAGTTGCAGTGCATTAAATACTTGCATATTATCTCATGTTTTTAAATGGATTCCTAGGTTTCTTCATAAGAGGAGATTCTGCTTTAGGTGCAGTAGCTCCAATATGACGAAATGGACTCATAAATAAGTTACTATTTTTATTTTTATTTTCCAAATGTTTAGTGTCCTCATGTTCTGTACGTTTGGAAAATCCTCTATTTGATTCTTGTACTTTTGCAAATGCCACCAATGCACAAAATGCAACCAAACGGTCAACATTAAGTCCATCTCTATATGCTTGCATTTCTTTCAAAAGCATCAAATCAGGTATTCGTTCAACACCATACGTCACTTTGGTTATAGTTCCATCAGGTTTTGTTTGTACATCAATCTCTTCTTCAAGAAACTGAATAGCATAAGATACCAAATTTGATTTGAAAAGTGTACCAGTATTCTTCCAACCATATTCTTGGAACACATTGTTATTGCTACCAAGTTCTTTAAGAAACATGATTTGACTTTTTGGTACAAGATATTTCTGCTTGCGTTTTGATATCATATACTGAATAAATAAATGGACATTGTTTTCCACTATTGTCCAAGCATTATAGTATTCTATGATAAGTTCAAGACGCTCGTGCGTTTTTTTTAAGTCATCAAAACGTCCACACCATGCAGCAACAATCTTATCGCGTTCTAGTCTCATTTCAACTGTGCCATCTTTTTTATGTATCTTCACTTCTTGTGGTGTTTTATAAACAAAGATAGAACATAATGATTCAGATGTGGTTGTTTTACCCTCAGAAACAGGGTCAATAGATGCATAATAGGTTCCAAATTTAGGATTCTCTATAGGTTTTTCATAAATGATAATTGCACCTTCCTTGTTTTCTGTCTTTGGAGATATTGGAAACTCCATGATGGGTAACTTGCGTGTTAACTTTTGTACAATCTTGTCATCTTCCCAAATCAAATCTACATATTCAGTTGGATATTCTTTATCCTCAATACGTCTAATCTGTTGAGATACAAGATGTTCTGGAAATCTAGCTTCTTTTCTATAGTCAAATGCTTCTTTTATGTTGATTGGTTTCTGAGAAATACGCAGTCTGTAATCTTCTGGTTTTAGTTTTTTCTTCCAATCCTCACGTTCTGCAAGAATCATTTCAATAGCCTTTTCTACTTGTGAATTACCATAGTCATCAATACATGGAAGCATTGACCACTGTTCTGGAATAAATAATCCACACAAACCTCTTGTACCCTTATCGTCTAAAAGATCTGTGTCAACTGCTAATACATCTTTTGAATCTGGATTAAGAATTAAATCTTTAAGTGGCTCACATTGATCTAAGTCACCCACAGATCCTGCAACCACAAACATACCAGTATACATCATACCTGATTTCATGGCTGGTAGTAAGTATTCTAAAGTAGTGCTCATTTTTGGAGCAATCCCTGCTTCTTCATGAAAGAATAAAGTACAAG